GTCGCCATTAGAAAAGACGGTCATATTACCTATGGCAGCTTTTGGTTTAACTTATAGTACCTGGTTAGGAATTATTTGGCCATTACTAGCAGTTTCAATTGGGTTTCTTTTAGTTTATTTAATATGGTTTGTTAAAGAAGATGAAATACAATTAGAGAGTATTAAAGAAAGTATTAAAGTAAGTAGAATAACAAGATATGTGGTGCCTTATGTATTAGGTATTGCAGGTGTAATGGCAGGTATTCATTTCTTGTGGTGTTTTGGATTATTAACATTATACTATATGACGGTGACTGCTACTTTTGATTATCAAAAAATTTTAAAGTATATAGATTGGAAACTTTTAGGTTTTATTGCTGTTATTATTGCAATGGCAAATTATACTAGAGTTTATTCTCCTATTATAAATGATACATTAATTAAATCAGGACTAGATATAACAACAACTGGTGGATTTTTGTTAGTTAGTTTAATGAGTTTTATAGGTTCTTTCCTTTTAGGAAGTTCCTCACGGTTTGCAGCTATTACCGTATTGTTAGTAAGTATCTATGGTATTGCTTACTTACCTTGGTTTTTTGCTGTTGATTTTTGTGGATATATATTATCTCCAATGCATAAGTGCTTGGCGATAGGCAAAGGATATTTTAAGACACCATTAAAATATTACTTAACTGTATTAATAACCTGGTGTTCAATAGTTGTCCTTACAGGAGGGGTAATGCTATATGCGTGATATAAAAGAATTAACATTAGAACATCATAAAAATGCTGAAAGACAAAAATTTGTAGGCATTATGATGTCAGGTCAAATAGATGACCAACTATATGCTACCTATCTTTATAATCAATCACAATGTTATTCTGTATTAGAAAAATATGGATTACATAATTCTTTATTCAGAGATACTCCAAATTTATTAAGAACGGAACATATATTATATGATTACAAATCTTTATGGAAAGGTGATAACCCACCTGAAATAACTCAAAGTACAAAAGAATATATTGAACATATTGAATCTATACAAGATGAGGCTATGAAGTTATATGCTCATATATATGTAAGACATTTAGGAGATTTATTTGGTGGTCAAATGATATCCAAAAAAACTCCTGGTCCAAATAGATATTATAAATTTAAACATAAAGAAGTTGGAGAGTACATAAGAATTGTAAAAGAAACTATTAACACCTATCTTAATGTATATGAACACTCTGTTTTACCTGAAGCAAAGAAGTGTTTTGAATTTGCAACAAGATTATTTAAAGAAATGAAGGAGCTCCATGATGGTATGGGAAAGACTAATTAAGTGGAAAGATGAAACGATTGCCTTATTAGATAAGGAACTGGTTGAATATGATGAACCAGGTATGGATAAATTTAATAATATATGGTTAGGTTGGACTAATAGAACATGGAAAAATAAGTATATACGAAGAGCTCATGTAGATGTAGTTGACGCTAGAGATACCAAAGGTCTTTGGATGGCTCATGTTTGTTTATTTCCAAGTTTAACTAATGGAGGACCTATTTACGGATTTGATGTAATCGCAGGAAAAAATAAATGCACAGGCATTTTCCACGATTTTAGCCCTTTATTAAACAAAGACCACCCTTTAACGGAGTGGTTTATAGAAGAAAATAAATGGTTTAAACCGAGTAAAGAGAGAGAGTTACCAGATTGGGCAAAGGCAATCTTTAGTGGTGGTATGATTGCCGCTAGCAATGTACATGAAGAAAGAGAATTAAATCAGATATGTACTCTGGCTATGTCCAATCTGGCTAATTATATTGACAAAATTAGAACACATGAAGGTGAATCTACTAGAGAAGATGTAATTAAAGCACAAAATTTTTATAGTGAACACCAACAACAAAATCCACATACGCCTAGGGTTATGCAGTCTTTAGGTCTTCCTGAAGATGATATTAAGTTGTTTTGCCAAGATAATCTCTTCCCTACTATATAATAATTCTTATAAATATACCAGAAAAGGTAAACAATTATGGCAGAACCAGCAACAAGAGAAAATTTAAAACAGTATGCTTTAAGGGCATTAGGTAAGCCAGTTATAGAAATAAACGCTGATGACGACCAGCTGGAAGACAGACTGGACGAGGCATTACAATACTTTGCTCAATATCATTATGATGGTATTCAAAGAACATACTTAAAATACAAATATACAGACGCTGATAAAACAAGAATGACAGCTGACTCGTCTGAGTCTGCTACTAGTGCTTCAGTAACTACTGCTTGGAATGAAGGAAATAATTTTTTAGTTGTTCCAAATAGTATTATATCAGTTATCAATATCTTTCCATTTTCAAATAAATCTAATATGAATTTGTTTGATGTTAGATACCAATTAAGATTAAATGATTTATATGATTTTTCATCAACAAGTGTGATTAATTATGATGTTGTTTTAAGACATTTAGATTTCTTAGACCATATATTAGTGGGCGAAAAACCATTAAGATTTAATCAACATTCAAATAGATTGTGGGTTGATATGGATTGGAAAAATGATATAGCGGTTGGTGAATACTTGGTTTTTGAGTGTTATAGAAAACTAGACCCAGCAACTCATACAGATGTTTTTAATGATATATTCTTAAAGAGATATGTAACAGCATTATTCAAAAAACAATGGGGTGCTAACCTATCAAAATTTGATGGTGTAGCAATGATTGGTGGAGTTACTTTAAATGGTAGACAAATTTATAGTGAAGCATTGCAGGATATTGAAAAACTAGAAACTGAAATTAGGACTACATTTGAGTTAAATCCAGCAATGATGATTGGATAGAACAACATGGCAGTTAACCACTATTTTCAAGGCGGTAAAGGAATTGGTAACGCCGCTGAAAAGAGATTACACGAAGATGTTATAATAGAAAGTCTAAAGATTTTTGGACAGGATATCTATTATCTTCCTCGTACTCTTGTAAATAGAGATTTGGTAATGGGAGAAGATACTTCTTCCAGGTTTGATGATTCATATTTACTTGAAATGTATTTTGAAACCAATGAAGGTTTTGCAGGTGAAAATGAACTCATTAATAAATTTGGTTTAGAAATTAGAGATGATACAACACTTGTATTATCTAAAAGAAGATTTGAGGAACATGTTGCTAGTAAGGCAACACTAACTGCTACAGGCAGACCTAATGAAGGTGATATATTATATGTACCTTTATTAAAAGGATATTTTGAAATTCAATTTGTAGAAGACCAGGAACCTTTCTATCAATTAGGAAATTTACCAGTATATAAATTGAGAGTGACTCGTTGGGAATACGCAAGTGAAAAAATTAATACTGGTGTTAGTGTTCTTGATTCTGTTGAAGATAAACACACTTTAGATACTTACGCATATAGATTCCAATTAGAATATGGTCAAGAAGCTTTAACAGGCCGTGGTTCGGTTATGTTAGAAGATTACCATGACTATTCAACTGGTCAACCAGCATTTTTAATGAATGAGGATTATGTGGACACAAATATACAAACTCAATCTCCATATGCACAAAATTTAGATATGAATACAGAAGCAGGTTATGATACTGGAACAACAGATGATGATATACTTGACTTTACAGAAAGAAATCCATTTGGTGAGGTAGACGAATAATGTTTGGAACTCATTTTTATAACGAAGGATTAAGAAAGTTAACCATTGCTTTTGGTCAGTTATTTAATAATATAATTATTCAAAATACTAGTAGCACAGGTGCTGTTACTAAAAGAATAAAGGTACCTTTAGCATATGCACCTAAAGAAAAGTTTTTAGTTAGAATAGACCAACAAGCAAATTTACAAGACGATAGAAAAGTTGCAGTAACTTTACCTAGATTGGGATTTGAAATTACAGGTTTGGCTTACGACCCTAGTAGAAAAATTAATAAAATGCAAAAGACTATTAGAGTAAAGTCTGGTGAAACAGGTAAGAAAATGAATTATAATTATGCACCAGTACCTTATAATATTAATTTTAGTTTATATTCTTTTACAGCAACTGCTGAAAATGGTCTACAAATTATAGAACAAATTTTACCTTTCTTTCAACCAGAATATACAGTTACAATGAATGTTGTACCTGAATTGAATTTGGTTAGAGATATACCTATCATTATGAATGGTGTACAATATGAGGACACATATACAGGTGATTTTACAAGAAGACGAGCAGTAATTTATACATTAAATTTTACAGCAAAAACTTACTTATACGGTCCAATGAGTAATCAAGGTGTAATTAAATCTGTACAATCAGATATGGGTACTGATACAGAAAATTTACAAAGAGAAGAAAGAATAGTTATTACTCCAAATCCTACAACGGCTGACGCTGATGATGATTTTGGATTTACAACAACAATATCTTTCTATGATGATGGTAAACGATATAATCCAACAACCGGTGAGGATACATAATGAGTAATTTAGAAAAAAATGTTAATGAAATTTTAGGTATAGAGAAGGAACAAGTAAAGGTTTCTGATTTTGAACAACCAAATGCTATTACGGAAGTAAAAACTCCTCCTGTTCCTAGAACAATGGAAGAAAAGAAACACGATATAGACCATGATTATGATTATAGTAGAGAT